GTCGGGCAATCTTGCAGAAGTGGTCGAGGGTGATAATATCGTAACTAATGCCCTCAAGGATATTTTTGCGAATAACTATCTCGGCTCTTTGAACTACGGTTCACAGCTCCCGATATGGTCTAAATGGTACGGAGGCATTCTCTGCTACGGCTCTACTCATACGCTCGATGCAGACAATTATTTTATGCCGAGCGATGATACGAGCAAGGTTATCGCTCACGCAGGCGATACGGCCCCTGGCTCTGCTACGATCTTCCAACAGGATAAGAAGAGAGGCAACCCTTTTGATGTCTCATACACAAGCAACTCAATCACACAATCTTTTGAGTGGGGTTCCGAGGCAGGCAATTGCGGAGCGGATGAGGACATCAAGGCAATCTCACTTTGTCACGTTGACATCGGTAACGCAGGCACGGGTAGCACATCCGATGCTTTTAAGGCTCTTAACCCGTTCGAGAGTATCGGTTCTGTTCCTAACGCTACGATCTCACTTGCAGCTCCCGATAACGCATTCTGTCAGTATGACGAGAATCATCAGTTATGGTTCCATCCTGGTGAGCCGTCTGATTATTACAGTGGTCATACATCGTTTAGTACAACTAAACTGACAGTAATTAAGAGAAGATTGCCATATAGCAAGGTTGGTCTGTATGAGACTTTGGTGGCAGATGCAACTTATCCGGAAACATTCACTGTAACACTAACCTCATTCTCGCTTTTCAATCAGCCGTCTTACTATTTTGACTACGAGAATAAAAAGTTGTGGATATTCTCTAATCTTACGGGAGTCTCTGCGTATAATAGTTTCCCCTATGATAATCAGACAGTTCACTATGCAATTATTGATTGCGAGGCAGAGTCTATCGACTCCGAGGGTACGATCGTATCAGATGCAACAGACCTCGCTCCGACATCTATGGAGAAATACCCTAATACCTCGTTCAGATATGACCCGTCAAGAATGAGAAACGCAAACATCATCAAGAATGGCAATTATGTATATCTGCCGATGTCAGACGGAGTGGAACCTGGCGAGGGTACAGCTCGCCCGTCTGCGTTCAACGTAAAAGGTCTCAAGAAGATTAACGTATTGAACCAGGCAGATCAGAGCACTGTCTCATACAACGAGGTACAGAGTCAGTTCAAGTCATCTATGTTGAGCGGTGGAATCATTGTCAACTCGGGCAGAGTCATAAACGGCTCCGTTGGATATACTTGTGCATCTCCGTTATCGGAGGCAGAGGCAATACCTTGCTATGCTTGTCACGAGCCTTATAAGCCGTCAAGCCTTGTTACATACCTCGGAGCAGGCAACAGTAGTGGCTCACAACCTCGCTACATCTATGCCAATAAGTTCGTAAATACGACCTTGTATAACTTGGGTTCTGCGGTGCATAAAACAACCGCAAAGTCGATGCAGATTTCTTATCAGCTCACGGAGGTGTGATATGGATGGAAACATCGCAGGCATTGTCACAGCTCTTGTCTCGGGGTTGTGCGTAGCCATTCCGACAATAGTGGCTACGATCACGAGCAACAAGGCTCACGACAAAGTAATTGACGAGAGAATGAGGTTTATGACCGAGCAGATAAAAGACCTCTCGGCAAAGGTAGAAAAACACAACGAGTTCAACGACAGATTGATTATCGTTGAGCAATCCGTTAAATCGGCCCATAAGAGACTCGATATGATAGCAAAGGGGGAACCGAAAAATGAATGATAAGACATACGACATTGTTAAGACAGTTGCTCTGATCTGTACTCCCGTGCTCACATTCTGCACGGCACTGGTCTCAATTTGGAATATCCCATATTCCGCAGAATTAACGGCTACGTTCTCTGCACTCGACATCTTGTGCGGTGCGATCGTAGTTGTTGCAAAGAAAATTTACGATGACAAAAAGGGAGGTAAGTAAGATGGGTTCACTTTACGCAAAGGATGTAGTCGAGACAGCTCTTAACGAGGTCGGTTATATCGCAGAGGGTTCTAACCATTTATATACGATCTACTCTGCCGAACTCGATGCGGTCGATTATTTCAACACCAAAAAGAACGGAGCAGCCGATTGGTGTGCAATCTTTATTTGTTGGTGTATGTATGCCAATACCCGTAACGCTAACGGGGAGATCGAGGCAGACAAGTGGGATGCCGAGTATTTTCAGTATCAACCGGACAGAAGTACGGCAGCAGGAGTCGGCTATATGGCAGACTTCTACCAGGAGAACGATGCTTGGTATGGCGATACACAGATGATCGAGAGAGGCGATATAGTTACATTCCGTAATTATGCACACGTTGGTCTGATTGTCGGCTACGATAACGAGGGGTTCTATACAGTTGAGGGCAATACCGAGGGAATCGGCAAGGTCTCCAAGAGATATTACAAGTATAATGACCCCGATATTGACGGCTTTGGCAGACCTCGCTATGACGGATGGGAGTTTGTCACGGCAGAACCGCCAAAGGAAGATGTAAAACCATCTCCCGAGACACTCAAAATCTGTATTGAGATTACGACAGAAAATGCAGATGCGGTAAGAGCAGCTCTCAAGGGAGCAAAGATCACAGTTATGTAATAGGCTTGCCTATTCCATATAAATACCCTCACGGGTGGGGTCTCCATGTCCGTCTCTTCACTTGGAGACCCTTTTAATTAACCTTTTATGGACTTCTGTTCATACGGGATACCTCTATCTATGAAAAGACCCTCGACTATATGTCGGGGGTCTTTTCTTTTGAGTGTGTAAGAATAAAAGTCTAAATGAGCATAATTATTATATCAAATTGTCACCAAAATGGCACCAAAGAAAATAATAAAACCGCTCTATCCCTAACAATAGAGCGGTTTTACTTGGTGGAGATGAGGGGAATCGAACCCCTTTGTGTATGTCCACAGGCGGTCATTTTGTCCGTATTTTGTGGACTTTTGAGGGTTTAACCCTCGCTTTGTCCGTCAGTTATGGACTCGTTGGCACCAAAAGTGGCACCAAGAGTGAGGTCAACTATTTTAGCTGCCTCTATTTCCTCCCCGTCATAAAAATGTCCGTAGACCGACATCGTGGGCATGGAGGCACTATGTCCTACAATGTCCTTAATCATCGTCTCGGGCATTGTGTTTTTCATAAGCGATATGAATGTATGTCGGAGGCTATATACGGAGCCTGGTAGGTTTCTCTCTTTTTTGAGTCTGCTCCAATGGGTTCGCATTGTGCTCTGATTGCCCACAGAACCATCGGGGGAGCAGAATACCCATTCCGTTCGGAGGTTATATCTCTCGTTCCTCGCTATCGTCTGATCTAAAATCGCTCTTGCGGTCTTGCCGATCGGAACCATTCTACGGGCATTTTCGTTTTTACCCTCGGTTATCTGATTCTTTGCATTCACAGCTCGGTTAATAAAAATGCGGTTGCCTTTTAGGTCTGACACTCTGATGCCGAGCAGCTCACCTGGTCGCATTCCGGTAAGGACTCCGAGGCAGAACATCGGATGATACCAGAGGTCAGAGGGTTCAAATAATCGTCTGACATCCTCTTTTTGTAGTATTTCCTTTTCTTTTCGGCTATGTCCTTTAGGGATATAGAGAGAACCTCTCAAGGGTTCGCACTGATAATCTTGATACCCAAACTTTACAACCGCAGAAATGATGGCACGGAGGTTTTTAAGTGTTTTCTCGGACAGTTCTCCCTTTTGCCCTTTTGCGGTGTTTATCACGTTCTGCCAATCTCGGAGGGTAGTCTTGCACATCTTTTTGTCTCCGAGTTTAGGCACGATGTATAGACGGATATACTGTTCGTTTTGGTCATAGGCAGGCGAGTCTTTACCCCTACGAGCAACAAGATCATCGAGATATTCTTGGCAGACCCTTTTAACGGACTTTTCTCCCGTAGCCTCTCCATAGTACCAATTATCGTACTTGAGCTGACATTCTTTACGGCCCTTAATACCAGGCAGAGAAGATGAAAACGAATACCGCTTGCCGTCTCTTCTCGCTTGTATTCTCCATCTCTTGCCATCCCATCTTGGTCTATTCATTATTTACCCTCTTGTGTGTCTAACAATGCTTGATAATAAGCCATTAAACGTGCTCTGTTATCCTCGCTCAATCTGTCGAGGTCTATGGCAGATGTTCTCGCATCTTTGCCTCTCAAGACATCAAGGCTCACGTTAAAATAATCGGCAATCTTCTCTTCTGTCTCAAAGTTGGGTTCTCGCTCTCCCGTCTCATACATTCCGACAGTTGACGGACTTATGCCCATAGCCTTTGCAAATTCCGCTTGTGTGATTCCTCTTGAAGTGCGGAGATATTTCAAGACTTCATTAAACTTTGTCATATATAGATACCATCCTTGCAAGACAATTATATACACGGCTTGTGTAATTTCCAACAACAAATTTCACAAAACGTGTTGACACAACTTCACGATTTGTGTATATTCTGATTATCACGAAACGTGAAATTTGACAAAGGGAGGTTTCCAATGAACGAGAAGTTAATAGCGTTGAGAGGTGACAGAACCCAGGAAGAGGTCGCAAAGGCTTTAGGCATCAGTATTTCTGCACTCTCTATGTACGAACAGGGCAACAGAGTGCCGAGAGATGAGATCAAGATACGAATGGCAGAGTATTACGGCATCTCTTTAGAGTCTCTTTTTTTAATTTTGTTACCCACGAAACGTGAAGAGGTGAAAGTATGACCGCCTCGGGAGGTCTCTATCCATCACTCGGCAGATATTTTGAGACATTTACAGAACTCGCTCACGCAGGGTGTATGTCAAAAACGAGAATGCGAGAGTGCTTGGATGGAGACAGAGAGTTTACGAGATCAGAGAAAAAAGCCATCGCAGCTAACATCGCTATGCGAGAACTCGACAAAAACCCGATAGACGAGAGAGAACTCGCAGATGCGGTCAAGGCTTGGAAGTATGGTAAGTTTGACGAGATTTACAGGGTAAAAGAATGAATGAGCAACGGATGACCCAAACAGTGAACTATCTGCTCTTTTTTGCAGCCGTCTGCCTCTTCTACGGACTTACTTACTACATAACCGATGAGCATTACGAATGCAGAAAAGGCAGAACCCACAAGACCGAACACGATGAACCCAGGTTCATGGAGCCGAGACCAGTAATAAACAATCCCGTGCTTGATGCGATCTGCGATACGGATATTCCGATATTCCACACATATCAAGAGATAGAGACAGAGTACATCGGTGAGTATTTTGTAACGGCATACACGGCAGAAGAGTGCGGTTGGAACTACGGCACGGCAAGCGGTGAATTGGTCGAATATCACGATGAATGGGATGTGCCGACAACTTGTGCGATAGACCCTCGCATACATTCCTTTTACGAACTCTTAATGATAGACGGCAAGGTCTATGTGTGTACCGATACGGGAGGAGACATAAAAGGTCATTGGATAGATGTTTATGTACCCGATATGGCGAGTGTGAGGTCTTGGGAGACGGGTATGCGGTCGGTCTACTCCGTTACATTCACAGAAAAAAGAATCAAAGTTG